CCTTGTTCACTCTCTATCTCCTTTTTGTGATATAATAATCTTATTGAGAATTTAGCTGAGGCAGAGAGTGTCTTGGCTTTTTTGTTTTAGCAGCTATTGAGTATCTTGAGAGTTCCCTCATAACTAAGATTTACTTTAGCTTTTTGCTCTTCATAGTCCAATCCGAAAAGTTTTGGAATTCTGAAATAAATGATTGTACAGCCGTCATGATATCTAGTAACCGTGTAGACATGTTTGAGCAATTCTTTTCTGATCGCAATGTTTGGAAATGCTACAAGATCCAACTTATCTTCTTGAGTTGTTTTCTTTGCCTTTTTAGCTCCTAAGTACGGATATTTTTTAGGTTTCATAATCTCACCTCATCTCCAATTTTCAAAAATTCGTAGTTGTCTTGCGATACTACGAAAATGCCGTAGTTCTGTATCGTGATCGTGTAGAGTTCGCCAATTTTTTCCTTGTGGACGACTCTGCCTTTGATTTCTGCGCCTTGGTTATCTGCTTTGTAGATTACAATAGGGCGTTTTTCTTCTAGTTTTTTTATGTGGATACTCTGCCAGACATTCAATCCAGCAGATAATAATATCCATATTGCGATAAATCGTTTCATTTTACCTCACCTTTTAGATATTTATTTTACCAAGACCGATCGTCGATAAATAGCGTTTTACAATCTAAGCATAGCACAACGCTGACCGGTTTCAATCGGCCGGTCGAATTATCGAAATGTCGCCAATCAGTATGGTGATGTACTGAAGACGTTGAATTACAATTTGGGCAGAATAGTTGTTTCATTCTTCCACCTCCTCTAAATAATCTTACCGTCGAAAATTAGGGTAATTGTCCCTGTTCCGTTCTTGTTGTCAGATACCAGGGCCCGACAATCGCCGCTTAACTCGACGCCCTCGATCGTGATACTGCGTTTAGACTTGTTGACGTGGATGATTGTGTCATTTGATGTCTTAATTCTCATATCAGCCTCCTAAGCATGGACTACTGGGAAATGAATATCACCAATCACTAGAGAGCCCACGCTATAATAATAGCCATTATGTTCTGCCTCACAGTTAGCGATAGCTACAGGATTTTGATTGTGGAAGATGGTTACTTTGTTTTTATAACCCGCTCCCCAATGGTCAGGGATTTCTTCCTGTTCTCCAATTTCAACATTAGTGATTACAGCGTCAAGTGAAACATTTTGAAACTCCCCACCTGCTGAGGCACAGCAATCACTTTCAGACATTTCGATAGTGACTTTTGTGCCATCTTCAAGTAGTAAAAAATCTTTATCCCATTCCACGATACGCTTATAGAGCAACAGCTCTTTTAGTTCTTCTAATGTTCCGTATCTTGCATTTCCCCAATCGGGTTCATAATAGTCTGGTAGTTCGATAGTTTTTGTCATCTTAATTTCCTCATTTCTTCAAATACTCAGGGGTTCCATAACCTCCACCTCTACCTCTATACGAGGGTTCAAGCTGTAGAACTTGCCTACATCATGCAAAGCTATCTGACCGTCGTCCTGGAAGACGATCCCTGACATACTGTCATATAGGGCTTTTTCGTAGTTGTCTATGTCAGGCTTTTTGCCTACAGGGATAATCTCATCCAGGAGGGCCTGCTGGTTCTTCTTGGCCTTAGAAATGTACTGAGGAGGTTTGATGTAAAATCTAACCTTTGCCCTCAAAGCTCCCTCAAGAATAGGCTGACCCATGTACTGATTAGCAATGAGCAGCTGGCAATGATTGCGCCAGGATTTCATATCCTTGTCTTCGTAAGTTGTGGTAAAATTCCCACGCCTCGCAAACCGTGGCCGTGATTGAGGTTTAGGCTCAATGTTTAGGGTTAATTTCATTCAAGAGCCCCCTTAAATCCTGCCATCTCAAAGAGATTTTCTCTGTTTTCGTTTACGAACTCAAAGAATTTCTTAACCTCTTGTAGCGTCTTGATGTTGCTCTTGACTCGTGTTAATGAGGTAAAAAATACATCATTTTTGGGAATTGCCTTAATTTTGCACTTGTAGACTGGTTCAAAAAGGTCACCATTTTCATCTAGTGTGGGGGCGGCGTCTTTGTTATCAAAGCTAATGCTCATATCATAGTTTAGGGTCGTAACGACCTCTATTTTTTGTTTCTCAATGATGATAGCAATATTTTCTGTCACATTGATTTTACTTGCCATGTTCTTTCTCCTGTAAAAATTCATTGTAAACCTTAGTAAAAATCTCTATTACTAGGTTTTGTGGAATGTTTGACCGTTCATTGTATGACTTAGAAAATTTATTCCACTCAATTTCTTGCTTGATAATGTCATTTTTAAGACCTAAATCAAGATTACTAGCAAACTTTGTAGGTTTCTGCAAAGGGTAGTCATAATTGTTGTAGCGTGTGAGATTGAGATGTGGGAGTTTGAAATCCATGACATCCTCAATATATTTCCACAAGCGCCCACTAGCTGGGTTCTCTATGATGAAATATTTAGGATTATACCGCTTGATGATCTCAATGGTATTGAAAGCACAAAGCTCCCCATTGACTCTCTTCATAAATTGACGGTCATACTGATAATTTATATAGGCTTTCTCGTAGTCAGAGGCGTTCCTAATCGTAAACATACTAGGCTCCCTTTGTGGAGCAAAGAGGCTATCTGAGAGGTCTTCTTGTTTCCAGCAAGCGTTACCCTCGCACATAGCACTAGCATTACTCCAACTTTCGCATGGTGGGCTAGCTATAATCAAATCAGGTTTTGGCAACTTGTCAAGTTTGTCAAAAAGTGTGTTGTCTCCAAACAAGCGCCCATAGTCAGCAAGGTTCAAATTTATAAAATGATCGTTCTTGTTTTCTATATCTATTCCGATTGGATAGATGTCAATATTCGCCCCCCCCGAACTATTCAGGGCTTTCACGCCTTTTGTATAGCTACCATTACCGCTGTCAAACAATGCCCAGACAGTCATTTTAATTGTCAACACTTTCCTCCTCGAACTTTACAAACGTTAGCCAGTGCGTGGTGCCTCTTTGTTGACCAAACAAGGGCTTGAATGGTATCACCTCTAGTAATTTTTTAACGTTTATTTGGCAATCAGACCACTTAAAAACTAGTGTGCCTCCAATTTTTAGAACTCTCATACATTCTTCAAAGCCCTTGGCCAAATCTTCCGACCAGGTAACTTTATCCAGCTGACCATACTGAGCTTTCATGATTGAGTTTTTACCTGCCCATTTTAAATGAGGAGGGTCAAAAACAACCAAATTAAAAGTATTATTTTCAAATGGCATGTCACGAAAATCACCGACAACATCAGGGGCTACATTGACCTTTTTCCCGTGTATATCAAATTTTTCTTGTCTGATGTCCATAAAAGTTGTATGACTCTCGTTTTTATCAAACCAAAACATACGACTTCCACAGCAGGCGTCAAGTATTTTAATATCTGACATCGATACCTCCTAAAACGGTAAGCCGTCATCTGGTAGGTCAAATGGGTTAGGATCGGCAAAAGGGGAGCTATTCCCATTTTGGAAACTGTTGCCTTGACCTTGTCCGTGCTGACTGTTGCGACTCTCTAGCAGAGCGACACTCTCAGCGACTACTTCGGTCACATATCGACGCTGACCGTCTTTCTCGTAAGACCTGACTTGTATGCGTCCAATGATCCCAATAAGTGAGCCCTTGCTGCAATACTGAGCAATGATGTCAGCTGTGCCTCTCCACGCTTGAAAATTGATAAAATCAGCCTCACGGTCTCCATTTTCATTCTTGAAATTGCGATTGACTGCAAGCGTGCCCTGCAAGCTAGATACATTGTTAGGCGTTTTTCGTAGATCAGGAGGCGCCACAAGCCTCCCAACCAGTGTAACGTTATTGATCATCTGTTTTGTCCTCTCTAGCGCTACGCTCTCCCAAGAGATAACCTAAAAACATCCATAGGATAGCCATTCCAATCTCTTTAATAAAATCATTCATTTTCTTTCCTCTCCTCTCCTGGATTGCTCCACCACTCTACCAGTTCGCTGTGATGGGCGTTTAGATACTCATCAAAGTCCTCAAATTGACGGATAGCCCATTTTAAGCGTTGGGTATCTTCTCCACGTCGTGAGCAGTACCCGCTCACTTTAAAAATTGGAGTAATCTCACTCACAATGCGAGGGCTCAGGTCATCAATATTTATAGTTTTGTAATTTTTAATTTCAAAATCTAGGATAAACTCATCCCCTAGGTTGTGGATAACCTGCAATCTCTTGCCGTCTGAGTAGATGGCTACGCTGTCAGATATTTTTCTGATGTCCATACTTACCACCCACATTGTTCATTGAGTTCAGTCTGAGTCAGTGGCTCAATACGTTGATAACCGCTGACTTGATAGTTTTCCTTAAATTTAAACCCTGCTTGTTCAAGAGTAGCCTTGAAACGGTCTTTTTCTGCTGTGTCTACAAAATACACCTCTAAAGTCATTTTTTGGGTATATCGTTTTAGGTCGTTTTCGGCCCCTCTAAGAGAGTTCTGCTCATTTTGAGGGATTTGCTCACTGTCCAAGATTTCGCCTGTCTCTGGGTCAAAATTTGGGGTCTCTGTTGATTTTGGAGCCTGTTCTTGCTGTTTGGATTGTTGAGCTGCTAAAAGCTCCTGATTAGTTCGCTCTGCTCGTTCTTGAGCTTGTCTGAGCTCTTCCTTTTGCTTTTCAAATTCATAGTCAGCTTTGATTTGTTCAAAGACCTCAGCAAGGGTCAAGTCTCTCAGTTGTCTAATGTAAGGTGAGTCAGTCATGCCATACTCAGCACATAACCCTGAAATCGCTGACTTAGCCTTTTCAAATTCTTGCTGTTTCTGAAACTCAAATGTGACCATGTCATCAAGTGATTTCATTGTGGCTTTTTTAAGCGTCACGCCGTCTGCCATGAAATCGCCAGCTTTGACATACTCAAGGGCCTTTTCATCAAAGAGACGAGGATCCAGCATGTACTCAGCCGATTTGTTGGCTAGGTATCCTTTGACTGTGTCAATTCTGACAGCCTTTTGATGATCTTCAAACTCTTTGACATCACTAGCAATTTTGGTGATGATGTCTTTTAGAGGTTGGATGGCATTCTTGACATACTTGTCAAATTCGTCAGCTGGTTCAGATAAGACTTTCTTATTCCTGATCCGTTCATCAGAAACCTGCTTGTCTAATTTTCGTAGATCTGCAAGTGTCTGCTTGTCGTCCTTGATGGTTGCAGCTGTAACCGTGTAATTTTGATACTTGGCTACAACCTCATTGATATTCTGTTCAAATTTCTCACGGTCAATGATTTCAACCTGTGCCTGTGTTACTTTTACCTGTAATTCTTGCATGTTGTCCTCCTAGTATTCCAGTTCACCGTCTAGCAATTCGCCCTGGATCGGCTCCTCATTTTGAGTAGGCTTAGGATCTGTGTGGGCCTGCTCTTTGTTAAATTGCTCAATCTGAGCCATCTTGCGTGCTACGACATCCTCACGGCTCTCTTGAGGTGTGACGTCTTTGATACGGTCAAATGTCTCTCCACCGTCGTCCTCTGTGTACATATTCCCTAAATCCTCAGGGAAAGCCTCTCTAAGAGCATTAACTAGGGCTGTTTTTCTAATCATAGTAGCTGGCATGCTGTTCCAGGTACTTTGTTTCTTGTTGTATTCTTCAAGAGATACCTGAATTTCTACAGGTACTTTGAAATTTTTGCGATAGACTCTAGCCCAACCGCCTACCAAAGTATCACCTGGTAGCATAAGAGCCCCTTTGCGTTCGTGCATAACGCCATCTTTATCTACAGCAACCACGCCAGCCTCAAATCCCTCATAGTTTTTGCTCTGGGCTGCACGTTTCAAGAAAGCCTCTTTAGAGACAATCAAGCTGAACTCTGTCCCTCCATTGCGGTTTTTATAGGCTACAATGTAGACCTCGTTGGCTAGAGGGTTTAGGTTACGCCCTTTGATAAGTGACAAAGCTTGTCCCACCTGTTTCTCAGTAAGTAAATTCTGAGGATCAAAGTAGCGTTTGATGTCTTCAAATGTCCAGTCAAGGGCATTGACAGAAATGTCACGTTTAGTCTGTTGTGTTGATAATTGATTATTAGTCATTTTCTTCTACCTCTGTTGTGTTTCAAGTTCCAATTTTCACGCTTTAAGCGGTTGTTTTCGTTCATAAGTGAGACTATTTTGTCCTGTTGTTCGTTGATAATAGTGCCCAACTCATAACAAGTGTTTAACTGCCTCTTTCTCCAGTGGATATTGTCCTCATAGTGTTCTCTATTCATAGGCTAACAATCTCCTACATAGATCCATTGACCAGCTCTAAATTCCCAATCAGCAGGGTCACGTTCTTCCCTGGGTTCAGGAGGTTGCAAGTAATCACGGTCATAGTCAAAGGTGCCAAATAGTCCTCTGTCCATTGATTGCCTCCTAACCTGCCATGTCTTGATAGACATCAATCAGGCGCTGTTGCATTGCGACTGTATCAGCGTACTGTCTGCGACTACGTCCAAGCTCCATATTTTCCTCAGAGAGCTCTTTTAATAAGTCGTTTTGTTGCTTGATGATGGCTTTAAGCTGTTTATTTTCAGCTTGGAGGGTTCTAACGTCAATTAGATTACTGTTTGATTTTGATTGGCCATCACCCCAAAGATCATCTAGTCCAAAAAATTCTTTTAGTTTTGCTAACATTATTCTTCCTCCTCATTATTTTCTGCCATGTTCTTCTCGATAGCCTCTCTTGGGCTCATACCATTTAATACATCCTTGATCGTATGTGATACATCATGGATTGTGTTCATTGAGAGTTTTAGCTCATCTGGTAAGTCTAAAAAGGTTGCAGTTAGCAATCCAAGCATGGATAATTTATGTAGTTCTTCTTGCAATTCTTCTACACGTTCAATTTTTTCTTGTTGCGCTTTGATAATTTGGTCTTTGTCAATCATGATTTTTCTCCTGTGGATAACTCAGTTATCCCTTTCTTTTATTTAGATTAGTAGTAGTTTGTTGTAAGTTAGTAGTTATTACTAAGTTAGTGCCGTAAGGCTTAGATTATTGTATAGTTAGTACTTGTTGTATAGTTAGTACTTATTAGAG